CGGTTACGTTGACGCGCGTAACCGAAGGAACTTATGACCCTTCAACTGGTGAAATGTCAGGTGGTTCAACAACCACAGAAACCGTAGCGGCATTAGTGAAGGATTACAATGGAATTGAACTGTTGAGCGGCATGGTTCAAGCTGGTGATAGGAAGGTTAAAGTTGCTGCATTAAATGTTTCCGAGCCACAAATCAACGACACATTGACGATTGATTCACTGGTTTATTCTGTGTTAGCAGTAAAAAGTATTTGGAGCGGCGAAAAAGTCGCTATTTATGAATTGCAGGTGCGAAAATGAGCATGAATGAAATCACAATGCGAATGCGTGACCGTGTAGACGAGCGCGTTAGAGCTTTGACGATTGGTGTGTTTTCCAGTGTTATTAAGATGACACCTGTTGATACGGGACGCGCTAAAGGTAATTGGCAATGCACAATCGGACAACCTGCAAGTGGCGAAGTAACACGGTTAGGTGAAAGCGGTTCGTTAATGGAAGTAGTGGATGTTACACCGCGCCACGCTGGAAGTATTTGTTACTTAACAAACAATTTACCGTATATTCAAAAGCTCGAATATGGACACTCACAACAAGCACCTGCGGGCATGGTTCGTGTTTCATTACAACGCTTTTCTGGGTTAGCATCATGAGTTTAGTTACAATTCGGACGTTGCTTGAAAATAAACTAAACACCATTACGCCGTCATTATCAACTGCATGGGAAAATGTACCTTTTACACCTATCAATGGCACGCCATATCAGCGCGTAAATATGATGGTTTCGGATGTTAATAATCCAACCATCAACGACAAGATGTTTCAGGTGAAAGGGTTCTTGCAAGTCGTGTTAAGTTATCCAACTGGAACAGCTACGAAAACTGCTTATACTCGCGCGGACTTACTTGAAGAAACATTTTATTATGGATTGCAACTAGTGTCTGGCGGTGTTAAAGTTCGCATTGATAAGACACCCGACATTGCACCTGCTATAATTAACGGTGATAGGTACGAGTTACCTGTTACGATTTATTTCTCCAGTGAGAAATATCCTACTTAATTCAAACAAAGGATTTTAAAATGGCAATTTCTACGCCTTTCAGTTCTCAAAATACCACCATTGAGATTTTCAATGATGCTGCGGCTACATCTACATTGGTTACAGCAATTAAAGCTGCTTTAGCTGGCTCAAACAAACAGGCTGATTTAAAAACAGCGTATGATAACTTTTTTGTTGCTTCGGTTTCAAAAACAATCGGCGGTACTGGTATTTTAGCTACAGCACCAGCCCAAGTTGATGGTTATTTTTCTGGCACATGGACTAAATCTGGTCAGTCTGGAACGTTTAGATCTACAGGTTCAATCGCTACAGCTATTACTGCAAACTTCTATTTAACAAGCGGCACACCAGCCTCAATCAACTTAGATGCGGCTGATTTAACATTCTTGACTGGTAACTCTGATAAAGGAACAATCACAGTAACAAGCGCAGTAACATCATTGTTATTTGCTGGTGTAACGGGTTCATTAATTGGTAAAGTAACGGCGGCTGGTGATACTGGTAAAACGTATGCTGGCATTAGTGCTAAACTGCTTAATGAATCTGGTACAATGAAAGCCAAAGGTTCAAGCGACGAAGGTGACTTTACCATTGACTACTTGAATGCTCCAAGCGATGCTGGACAAGTTGCAATGGCAGATGCGTTTAATGATGAAACTGGTAACGCGAACCGTGTATTCCGCATTGTTCATGGTTCAAGTGGTGATGGTACGAATGCAAACAGCGAAATGGTTTATTTCGTGGGCATGGTTACGGAATTGAAAAAAACTCGCGGTGCAATCGACAACTTTGTACAAGTGAAATCAAAAATTAGTATTCAAAACGGTTTATACGAATACAACCCAGCTTAAAACGTAAGTTTTGCGCCTGTGCTTCATGTGGTGGTACAGGCGTTTTTTATCTAACCACATAACAATCAATCAAAAGGAAAAAAACCACATGGGTATTAGAACGTTAAACGTAACAAAAAACAAAGAAAACACAATCGTTATTCCATTGTTTGACCATGAAGGTAATCCGATTTTATCGGATATTAACGGCAAGCAAGCAAAAATTGAAGTGCATGGTCGTGATTCAAGCGTCTTTAAAAAAGCAGTGTTTGAAGTACAAAAAACACTCAAAGACATTGAAAGCGGAAAAGAAAAAGACAGTATCGCAAAGCAAGAAAACCGAAACATATTTGTGACGAAAGCGGTCATTGTTGGTTGGGATAACGTCACTGATTTTGACGAAAAAGGCAACGCTGTTGAGTTGGAATTCACTGATGAAAACGTGGAAGCTATTTTGCGTAGTGAGCCACACATCGTTGAGCAAATTGACAAAGCAATGTCAGACCGTGCGAAGTTTGTAAAAAAAACCGATTAAGACTGATTGCGTATGCTAAAAAATTAGCGTGGTTAAACGCGCCAGTTGATAGCGACGACAAGAAT